CGTACCACTCCTGGATCAGGTATAGATCGCCCTTCACGCGCCCATACACACGGCCCTGGTACTCGAACGGCTCCCCGTTGGACTCCGCCCACCATAGGACCGCGAAGGGCTTGGAGCTGCCCCAGTCGAAGCTGCGGTCAATCTTCCACCGCTTCGGGATGAGGTGGAGCGGGACGGACGGGACCACGTGGACTTCGCCCCGCCATAGGTCATCGAACATGCCCCCGGCGATGATGTCCCAGGAGCCGTGAAGCCATGCCGCAAGTTCCGAGGGGTTCCGGGCGGCGGCTCGAATCTTGCTGATATACTCCGGGTCAGCGTGGAGCAAAATTTGGTTCTCGTAGATGGAACCATGGATGGCGACACGCGGCGGCTCCCGCTCCCCGTCCCGCATCGCATCCGTGATCACCTTCCCCCGGTAGTGGGGCAGGCGGAACCGGGACTTGACCCAATTGTGCCCGGGTCCGTATGGGTTCGTGGTTGCGCGGTAGCAGCGGGGCATCCCCGGCTTCGTGGAGCGGCAGCACGACATCATGACCGTGTAGCACTTGTCATCGGCCCAGTTACAGAGTTCTTCCCACCCAATCCACGGATAGGCATGGCCGTGGTAATTCCAATAATCATCCGGGGACTTCATGTGGCGCAGCAGCAGCTCCTCCCCGCCAGGGAAGGTCCACTTGTGCTCCACCTTGTTGTAGCGGGCCAGCGGAAAAATCTTGCGGAACCATTTAGTGGTCTTGTTGATCACGTCCGACAACTGGGGGTAGGTCTGGCGGAACAGGATGCCCCGCCACTCGCTGCCGTAGCCCTTCCCCACGTGCTGGAGGAAGTCCATCAGCAAGCAGTCGGTCTTGCCCGGCCCCCGGGTCCCTTCATACAGGACCTCGAAGATGGGCGTGGCCTGGAGGAAGGCCAGCTGGCTCCCGTACTGCGGACACCACGTGGCTTCGTGCTCCTTGCCCGTGGTCGGGTCCACGTAGAACCCGCGCAGCTCCCCCTTGTCCACCTCCCGCCATTCAATCGGGTAGTCCGGACGGGCCGGGATGGCAATGCTCATTTCTTCTCCCCCTCCGGACGCCCGTGCGTCCCCTTCGCCAGCTCACCGAACTTCTCCTGCCACTGGCTCAAGCCGTCCGGAGACGCGGGAATGATCAGGACCCCGGCCCCGGCGTTACTGTAGGCTCCGCCCCCAGACATGTCCTTGTCCTTGAACTCGCCCCGGTTCGCCCGGAGGAGCATGGCCATGAGGCTATCGCTGTACACCTGCTCATAGGCCACGATTTCATCCTTGAACTTCCCGCCCAGGATCGGCTTGGAGGTTCCCTTGGTGGCGCGGCGGACGGCTTCGGTGAGCAGCACCTCGTCAATCCACATCTGCTTTGCGACCTCGCAGGCCTCATCGAACTCCGGGTCACGCTTGCGGTGGTCGTTCACGGTCCCGGGGCTCACCCCCACCTTCTCTGCGGACAACCACACCAAACCCGTTTGACGTAGTTGGTGCAGGTATTGAATCTTGCGCTCCTCCGTGAAGTCCACGGGGGGCTTCTTCGTGAGCTTTTGCATCGGCTTGGACATCACGTCCTCCTTCGACAAGTCTTGAACGTCCCGGGGCCTCACGCCCAGGGACGATGTTGTCAAGAGTATAGCGGGAGGTGTGCGGTCAGGACAAGGCTGAGGTGTCTCGCCCGCGTATACAAGATTGAACACGCGGGACGCGGTTGCCGATGCCCAAGGAGGCACTGCGCTTACCTTCCGCTTGGTTTGACCAGTTTTTACTTACCTTCACACCCTGAAAATCTTGTAAAGGTAAGCGCACAAAAAGTCCATAAAATCAGCCCTTTATATATATATATTATTATTATTACTTAACTTACTTACCTTACTTACCTTTAATTTGCCGGAGGACTTCTGCTGGGCCTCCGGTCGATTTGTCGGGAGAAGTTCTTTTCAACCCAAGTAACCCAAGTAAGGTAAGTAATAATAATAAAAGACAAAGCGGATCAAGGACTTAGGTGCGCTTACCTTCATTGCTGAAAATCTTGTAAAGGTAAGCGTGCGCTTACCTTCAGAACAGGGGCGCGGGGCGGGCGGATCGGGACGTGTTGAACCGGCATTCCAATACGGGGCACCGGGGACAGGCGGGATTGCCACGTTGGGGCCAGTAGCCTCCGGCCTCCGTCCGGGCAATTTCGTCCACCGTAGTCTCGAACTCCGCGCGCAGGGCTTCGAGGTCCGCCCGGAGGAACTTGTGCGTGGTGATCTCCCCGGTGGACAACCATGCATACTTGCCCACTACTTCGTCCACGCGGGGGAAGTTCTCGAACGTGAGCAGGGCGTACATCTTCAGTTGGTCCGGGTCCGCGTGGGGTTTGCCTGTTTTCCAGTCCACCACCAGTGCGGCGCGTTCCGCGATGAGGGCCACGTCCAGTTTGCCCACGAAGTCTCCGGCCCGCAGCTCCTCCTCCACGCGCATCGGATCGCTGCGTTGGGCAATCCGTTCGAGTTGGGCACAGAGGCGTTCCGCGTCCGTCAGCTCCGGGGGCAGCGGGCTTCCCTTCGTCAGGCGGTCCTTCAGCTGGGCGTGGACGCGGACGCCCCGGCGGGCGTCCTCCGTCTCCCCCATCGTCACGTCCCGGGCGATGCGCAACCGGAAGTACAGGTGGGGGCACTGGCGGAACTGCTGGAGGGAGGAGAAGGAGTGCGTCATCAAGTCGGATCAGCGCCCAGGCGTTGCAGGGCGTCCCGGTCGAAGCTCACCCCGAGCGTGTCGAACACATCCGCACAGGCGCGGATCAGGGCCCGCCGGTGGTGGGCCTCCCGCTCCGTCAGGTCGTCCTCGATGTGCTCCGCGCAATCCACGAAGTCCGGCACCGTGTTCTCGAAGCGGCAATAAGACATGTTGGCCATCAGCGGACCTCCTTGATTTGATGAGCGGCCTCAGCGTCCGCGATGCCCTTCAGGTACCAATACCGGAGGACCAGGTGATTGCGTTTCACTTCCTTCGCCACGGCGTCCCACATCGCTTGCTTCTCCGCCTTCGTCAGCGCGGTCCGGAACTCCGCCGGTTGGGGGACGGGCTTCACAGCAGAATCTCCCACGTCATCTTCGCCAGGGCCTTGTGGTCCGGGAGGAAGTGCTTGCGGTCAACTCCGGTTCCGTTCGGGAAGTAGCACAGGCCCTCCGGGGTTTGCATCTCCGAAGGCTGAAGGGAGTGAACGCGGTTCCACTTCAGTTCGTCCGGGTTCCAGACCTCCGAGAAGGCGCGGCACTGGAACTTGTAGGAGTCAGACTCGATGGTGAAGCGAACCGTGAACCGCAGGCAGCGTTCCACTCGTTGAAACAGCACTCCCCGGCGGGAGGTCGTGATCTTCTCATCCAGGATTTTAAACTTGTGCATGGCGCAGGCCTCCGCGTTGGTTGATACAGTCGATGTTGAGTTGTTCAGCGGTTTCGTCTGGGACCCAGTACCCAAACCAGTCCGCTGGGATGCCGGTGACCAGGTCGGTCGGGTTCCCGAAGTTCACGGCGCGGCCCCGCTTCCGGCACTCCTCGCACAGCTTCAGGTAGCGTTCCACGAGGTAGCCCAGGCGCGGGTAGAAGAAGCGCACGTGGCCCGTCCCGAGGACATAGCGCGTGGGGTTGCGCTCGTCGTCTGGACGTTCTCCGCGGGCGATCGCGTCCCGGACCAGTCCGAACACGCGGGGCAGTTCGCGGTACTCCGCCCCCAGGTGCTTGTCGGACAGCCGGGACGGCTCGATGACGTTGATGCGGGTCATGTGTGACTCCATTTCTACGGTTGGTGGTCGTGAGAAGAAGTATAGTGACGACAACCCGAAGAAGTAAACCCCCCTCGCAAAAATTATTTTGTTCAGGGCCCGGCCTCCGCTTCCGACAAAGCGGTGCGGGAACCGATAGGCCCGCACCGGCGGGGTTTCCTCATTGCTCCACCGCCCCGGAGGTGGTCCAGGGCGCTCATGAGACACCTCACCTGCGCAAGGCAGTCCCGAAGGGCAATATGGGCCGTTTCACCCTTGGGCTTCTGCCACCCGAACTCCTCCGCCAGGTCATACACCGTCCGGGTGTCGCGGGCGGCGCGGTAGGACCACGGGCACGGCATCCCCGCGCGGAGGTAGTAGCCCGCTAGGACCGGCTCATCAAAGTTCGCCCCTTGACACCACACCCGCTTCACGTCCTTGAACTGGGCCAGCCACTTCGAGAGGTCGCCCAGGACTTCGCGGAGCGGGCGCGGGTCCTTCAGTTCGAGCCCGCCCCGGTCCCTCCACCACCGGGACGTCGGGGCGTCGACTTCCCCGCCCAGCATCACGGCGCTGAACAGGTCCACGTCCGCCGTGAACGGGAAGGGGCTCACCGCTCCGGTGCGGGAGTCGAAGGCCACTGCTGCGACTTGGATCACGGCGGCGTTGGGCGAAGTCGCCAACGTCTCCAGGTCAATCATGATGCTATCCATTTTCTTCCCCTTGTACAATTGTTTCGTCCCCGTCATCGAAGTGCCCAGCGGCGGTTTGGCGCTGGACCTCCTTGAAGTGCTTCAGGAAGCGGGCGCGGCGGAACTCCAGCTGCTTCTCGATCGGGTGCCCGCCCAGGTGTTCGTCCGCCACGTGACGCCCATAGGGGCTGTCCAGGAAGTTCCGGACCTCCTCCGGCTTCGCGTCCGGGACGGCGGCGGAGATAGCCCGGAAGGCGCGTGTCCACTCCGTCCCCGCCCGGTCCACCCCCTTCTCCAGCGCAACGGTTCCGAAGAAGCCGCGGAGGGCGTTGTTGGTCCTCATAGCTGTGCTCCGTGAAGTGCGCCCACCTTCTCGTTGATCCACCGGACCTCCTTCGGGGTGAGTTGTTGTTGACGATCGACAAGCCACTGCATGCGGCGGACGGCTTCGACTTCCGTGGAGGTCAGGAAGCTGAGGTGGTGGGCAAGGCGGCGCAGCTTCGCGGGCAGGTCCTTCGCCAGGGCCTTGAGCAGGCGGCACTCCTCCTGGAAGGCGCGGAGGGCGTCCCGGGACGCGGCCCCGGGGTCCTGGGGCTCACCGTACTTCTCGCCCAGGTACTCCGCGCAAGCGGCCCCGGCAGCGGCAATCAGCTTCAGCAGGTGGTCAGTCCCGGAGGCCACCCCCGGGTCGATGTCGTTGCTGGCTTTCAGGCCGGGTTGCTTCAGGGACCGCATCTGGACCGTGATCACGTACTTGCGCCAATCGTCCTCCGAACGGCCCAAGCGGACGGTCACCCCGTTGATCGTAGTGCTCATTTGCACACCCCTGCGCATTCGCCTTCGGGGTAATTGCAGCCGGGGCCTTGTTCCACATGCTGGTAGTGGCCGGAGGCGGTCTTGGCCCAGGAGCGGGAGCGGTTCACCGCCATCTTGTAGTTGATCGCGGTCTGGAGGTCCACGCCCAGCTTCTCGCAGACCTGGAACAGCATCACACCCACGTCCGCGCACTCCTCCCGGAGGGCGTCCAGCGTGTTCGGGTCGATGTCCGAGACTTCGAGGCGGGCCACGGTGCTGAGCCCGCTCACCAGCTCCGCCACCTCCACGTTCATGCGGGAGGCGATGACCGCCGGGTGGGACGGGCCGAACGTCTGTTCAGCCCAGGCCGTGATAGTGCGTTGATCTTCAGTCATGGTTTGGTTCTCCGTTGTTGGCAGACCAGCTGGTTGAGGTTGTCCGCGTGGCACTCCAGCCGGTCGAATGTCGCGCAGAATAGGTGCCGATCGCGGCAGCCCGGACCGCCTCCTGGGCGATATACCACCCGGGCTCCGCGAATGCTGCGGAGGTGGCGATAATCAGCAGGACGATGGACCGGGCGCGCATGATCAGGCTCCTTCGGGAACGGCGCGGAACTCCCGCTTGGCGGAGGCTCCGCGTTGGCTCACGGCGTAGTCATTCAGCTCCGTCCAGAAGGTCATCCGGCGGTCCAGCTTCTCCTGCGTCAGGCCGGATTCCAAGGACTCCCAAGCCGTCCACTGAAGTTCGGAGCTGAAGTGACAACCGTTGTAGCAACGGCGTTGCGGGTCCGTGTTCACTTCGATCCGGGACCGGCACTCAATTTTGTATGTGGTCGCCATGATCACAGCGGTTCTCCTGTCAGTTGTTCGCCCAAGGACACGATGGCGTCCATCAGGAAGTTTTGCATGGTGCGGTCGCAATCGCGCAGGTGGTGGCGGAGGTGGAGGAACTCCTCAAGAAGGGTTCCGGCCAGCATCTTGGTCCCCATCATCAGGGCCCGTTTGCTGAGGTAGATCGTATCTTCATGGGCGCGGCCCAGGACCTCTTCGCCCAGGAACTCGCTGACCACAATCGGGTAGTCGCCCACCGGATAGCCGATGCGGGCGCAGAAGTCCTTGGCGCGTTCGAGGCGGGCGGACTCCAGCGCAGACAGCTCAACCTTCGCGGTGTCGTGGAGCTGGTCCAGCATCCAGATGCGGCACGACTCCATCGCGGAGCGGTTCAACTTCGGCTCGAAGGCGCGGGCCAATCGGGAGACGGTCCCGAGGAAGGCCGGGCTGGGCAGGACGCCCTCGAAGTTGAGGCGGTGCTCATGGGTCCCTTCCGGAGCCGTCACGACACGTTGGATCAGGTTGGTGTCCTCCGCATCCATCCACGCCCGCTTCACCGCGTGGTCGATGTCCCAGCTGTACTTGATCGTGCGGTCCTCCGTCAGGTCCACCTTGCGCTGGATGTTGTACGTGAACATGGACGGGGTGCTCAGGCGATAGGCCCGCACGCCCCGGTAGTACACGAAGTTGGATTGCCCCGGGTGAACCTTCACGCCCTCGTGCTCGAACAGAGGGGCGGTGCTGAGGACGGTTTCGGAACGGTTCGCCCAGGCGTCCAGGAACTTCTCCCCGCTCACCACAATCATCGTTTCCCCCGGGACGGGCTCCGGGCGTTCCGCCGTCTCGAAGGCTTCGCCCGCTTCGTCCAGGCAGTTGCAGTACAGCTCCCGGAAGGCCTGCCACATCTCCCAGGTCTTGCCCAGCTCAGTCGTGAAGCCCAGGCGCTTCGCGTTCATCGTCACGAAGCTGAATTCATCCACGCGGACCTTCTCCCGCTTCACACCGAAGTGCATGGGCTTGGTCCCGGCGTAGATGGAGACGGTGCAGCCCTCCCGGAGGAGGATGGCGATAGCGTATTTGAGGCCGGTGCCGAAGAACCCGATTGCCCCGGCGTTCTCCTTTGAGGATACCCCGAAGGTGGTGATGGACTTCGCGTCAATGACGCCCTTGTTGCGAAAAACGATGCAGCTCATGTTGGCTCCTTTTCTGGCGGAGTGTGTTGGTTATTCAACCCAAACGCGGTCGAAGCGTTCGGGCAGGTTGTCACAGGTGTCGGTCTTGCCGTCCGCGTACACGACACGGACGCACTCCCCGGTAGCGTGGCTCACTTCGACCTCCGGCATGTTCAGGAATGCCCAGAAGGCGTAGGCCAGCGCAGAGAGCATCATCAGCCAGAGGAAGCCGTTGAACAGGGCTTCACCCCAGTTCCTCAGCATCCCACGCGTGGCCCCGGCAGCGGTTGACCTCGAACTCGAACCGGAGCGGAAGGGTTTGCGCGAGCCAGCGGACAACGTCCCGCGGTGCGAGGTTCCCCGGGAGGGGCGCACCTTTGATGCGTTGGTGGGCCTGTCGAAGTTCGTCATATGTCAGCTCCTGTCCAAGGATAAAAACGGGTTTGCGGTCGGTCACGGGACCCTCCTGCGAAGAAGTATAGTGCCCTTCATATGAAAAAGTAAAGTGGGGCGCGGCGATCGGACCGCCCAACTCCTCGCTGAAGGCGGGGCCAGCAGCCTTCAGCGTGTCGCGCACGACAGGGTCTCAGAACGGCGGGCCGTCCTTCTTGGGCGGTTCGCTCAGGCCTTCCTGAAGCGGGTCCACCCGGGGCCAGTCGAAGGGCCCACCCATATGGGCGTCCCAGTACGCGCGGACGTCCGCCAGCGGCGGGAGGTAGTACAAATAAGCCCGCTTCTTGATCGTGACCTCGAAGCCGTGTTCATTCACCCAGGGCACGTCCACCATCTCCTGTTTCGACTTCGGCCACCCCGGCGGGAAGGATCGGGCCAGGAACTTGCCGAAGCTGGTTTGGCTCAGGCGGAAGTTCCGGCCCTGGTCCCGGAGGTCGTTGATGTAGTCGTTGTACAGGCTTTCCTTCAGCACGCGGCCCTTCCACTCCTGGTCGGTCTTGAGCATCCGGCCTTCCCACAACTTCTCATACAACCATTGTACCTCCGGGGCCATGCTCATGATCTTTTGGTCCTGCAGTGCGGCGGTCTGCGGCACCTGACGGACCTCGAAGGCGCTGAGGTCATAGGTCATCAGGTAGTGCAGCAAGTTCTCCAGGCCCCCGTCATCCAGGTCATCCTTGATGGCCTTGAAATATGCGTGATCCTGCTTCTTCCCGTCTCCCACTTCCATGACAAAGAACCGGCGCTCATCCAGACCGGCGGGCACCACCCAATCTTCGTTCGAGGCAAGGACCAGGTGGACGTAGTTGGGCGCGGCTTCGGCATCCACCCCCTTCCCTTCGATGACCAGGTGCTCCTCCGTGATCAGGGTCTTGAGCACGCTTTCGTGCTTCTTGTCCCCCGCGAAGAAAGCCTCATCACCGAACAGCAGGACCGTATCGCGGAGGTGGGCGTTGAAAGAACCCACCAGGTGCTTCGAGTCCGACACCTGAAGGAAGTGCCGCCCAAACATCGCCCCTAGAATCTTGGCGAAGAAGGACTTGCCCGTGCCCCGCTTCCCGCGAAGGACCACGGCCACTTCCCCCGGGCCGTCCGGGTGCTGGATCATCCGGGCCATCCAGCCCACCAGGTAGTTGTAGTGCTCCGGGTTTCCCGAGCAAACATTGTCCCGCACGTGAAGGAGGAAGGATTCATGCTTGCGGCCCGGAAGGGAGTTGCACGCGAAGCCCCGCCAAAGGTTGTATGCGTCCTCAGTCTCCCGGCCCGGGGCGAACAAGATTGTCTCATACTGTCGGCGCTGGGGGTGGTCGATCCAAAAGGCACCCGCGGCCTTCTCAATCGGGCGTCCATCTTCCGAGTGCCCAACCACCACCTTGATGTGGCGGTAGCGGTTGCGGAAGTCCTCGAAGGACTGCTTGCTGATTTTGGTTCGGTTCAGGGACAGGTCCATCACCTCCGATATAATGCGGCACTTCCCACCGATGTCGCTGATGACTGCGTGCTTCTCGTTGAGCTTGCGCAGCATCGGGTCAATCGCTTCCTCCTTCGCCCGCTCAATCTGGCGTAGGGCGTAGGCTTCCCAGTTCGGCTTGTCTCGGACGCTGGTGGCAATCTCGTTGGAGCCCGTGATCACCGCAAAGATCATCTCATCAGGAACCTCCGCCCGGACCAGATCGCAGCAGACCTTGAATAGGGCTTCGGATCGGGAGGGGTACTTGGTCGGGTCCAGCGGGTCTTGGCCCGTGGCGATGAGGGCCAGGCAGTGATCGCTGATGGCCTTGCCGTGCTCGTTCGCCCAGTCCTTCAGCTCCTCCGTCCCGATGTCCGGGACGTTGCCCGTGATCTTCACCTTCGGGCGTCCGCCCGCCAATCCGGGCTCCGACATCTGGACGCGCGGCGCGGCGGTGAATTGCTCAATCGGGTAGCTGACATCAGTCCACTCAACCAGCGTGGCCAGCGCGGGCCAGCGGCCCTTCTTGCGCTTCTTTGCTGTCGGCATGTTGATCGTGCCCGGAAGGCGCATGATGCGGTCCACGTTGTGGCAGTGGTCCGCTTGAAAAACCTTCTCCAGCTGGATGTTGAAGGCTTCCAACTCCTGGGCCTTGGTAATGCTCCCGTTGATCTCCAGGCGTTCGGATGGGGCCAGCCTCCAGAAGCCCTGGAAGCCCCCGCCCGAGTCAACGATGACGGTGGGCTTGGGCTTGTACTCCTTCAGCATCCGGAGGGCGCGGGCCCGCTCCTCCTCGAAGTCCTCCCCGGCGCGGGGGTCGATGTCAACGTGGAGCCAGGATAGGCGGGCAATGTCCTCCTTGCTGGCCTTTACCGTCATCGACCTGCGGACCGGGTTGACGTGGAAGTACACGTTGTTTTTGCCCTGGTTGGATTCAATCCATTCAGCGGCTTCTCGCCAGGCGTCCGGTTGGAAGGTTCGGGTGTCGGTCTTGCCGTCCGGGATGATGGACGTGAGAACCCAGGGACCTTCGGGACACCACCGCTTCAGGAAGCGGACGGCGGCTTGCGTGTCGTGCTCCGGAAGGGGGCGCGGCTTGGTGAACTCCTCCCCAAAACGGTTCATTTGAGGGCTCCTGCTATACGTTCGGTTTGCAACGTCTCATAGTTTGGGTTGAGTTCGCATCCCAGGTACTGCCTGCCGTGCTGCAGCGCCACTTGCGCAGTTGTTCCAGACCCCATGAACGGGTCAAGCACAATGTCACCCGGGCGGCTTCCGGCGAGGATGCACGGCTCGATCAGCGCAGGTGGGAACGTGGCGAAGTGGGCGCCCTTGTAGGGGCGGGTGGCAACCGTCCAGACGCTGCGGCGGTTGCGAGTTTCACGCGCGCCCACGTTGTGCAGGTTGGCGGCGGTTCGGTGCTCCCTTGCCCCATCTTCGTATGCACGACCCCCTTTGGTAGGTTTGGTGTTGCCGGGCGTGCCCCCTATCGCCTTTTCCTGCATGCCTTCGGGGTCGATGAAATACCGCTCCGACTTCGACAGCAGGAACACGTACTCGTGCGCCTTGGTGCAGCGGTCGCGCACTGATTCAGGCATTGGGTTTGGCTTGTGCCAAATAATGTCTTGGCGCAGATACCATCCATCGGCACGAAGGGCAAAGGCCAGCATCCAGGGGATGCCGATCAGGTCTTTTGGCTTGATCCACACTGGGTCAGCTGGTCGCGTGTCCATGCCCCGTTGCGCCAGCTTGTCGCGGGTTTTCCGACCACCGTTGGCATAGCTGTCCCCAATGTTCAGCCACAGTGTCCCGTCGTCGGCCAGCACATCGCGCACGCAGCGGAATACTTCGACCATTGCGGCGATGTAGTCCTCGGGCGTCTGCTCCAGACCGATCTGCCCTTCGTGGCCGTAGTCGCGCAGGCCGAAGTACGGCGGGCTGGTCACGCACATCTGCACCCTCACGCCTTCAGTCGCCCAGCGCCGCATAGTTTCGCGGCAGTCTCCAAATTCAATCAGGTTCCTCATGCGTTCGCTCCCTCAAACTCACGCTGGATACGGTCACGGGCAATCTGGAAATAATTGGGTTCGCGTTCGATGCCGATGAACCGGCGTCCCTCAAGGATCGCCATCTTACCCGTCGTGCCGCTGCCCATGAATGGATCGAGCACGATGTCTCCTGGGTTGGACCAACTTACGATGTGGTCGCGGGCGAGGGCTTCGGGGAAGGGTGCCGGATGGCTTGTCTTTGACTCGCCAGCAGCGAGCCATACATTTCCCGGCACCTTTAGCGCAGCCGTCACGCCACCCTTATGCTTTGCCGCTCTTACGCCTGACGCATCATGCTGCATCGTTCCTGTTCGCGGCTTTCCCGCCATCTTGCTGGGCACCTTAACCGGCGACCAGGTGGCGGGCTTCCCTTTGGAGAAAATGAACATGTACTCGAACGCCTGCTCGTATCGGTTGTGCGTGCGCGGTATCGGGTTCGGCTTACACCATATCATCGTATCGTGCAGCCGGAACCCACAATCCATCGCATACAGCGCCTGCCGGAAGCTAGTGCCCGTCTCGCTGCCGTTGATCGTGGCATCGCCCACGACCCACACGACCACGCCCCCATCCTTCGTAACGCGGAATAACTCGCGGATGATGGCCTGCCATTTTTCCGGCGTCCAGTCGTTCAGCGTGCCATTGTAGGTCCGCAGGTTGTCATATGGCGGGCTTGTGACGGTCAGGTCCACCGACCCATCCGGCATATCGCGCATCAGCTCAAGACAATCGCCATGAAACAGTTTGAATTTGCCCTTCATGGGTTGGTCCCCCAGTATTCAACAAGCCGGTCCACGGGGGCCTTGCCGTCCTCCATCATGATCACCCATAGGCGGGTCAGCCCAAGGGCAGCGGCGATCTCCCGCTGGGTCTTGCCCGAGCGGCGGCGCTTCAGGTAGCAAACTTCATGCGGCTTCAGTTCGCCCACCTCCACCTCCGGCGTATCGTCCCGGCGATCCGCTTCCCATTCCCGGTACTTGTCCGGGTGGACCTCCCACTCACCCGCGGCCCGGACCTGGTTCAGGCCCCGGCGGCGGCGCTCAACCAGGAGGGCTTCCCCCCGGCTCAACGTCAGTTCTGTAGCCATTTACAAATCTCCTCAGTCTTAGGCTTCCTGGTCCAGCGGGCCAGACACGCCCTGTACAATTTGTCCTGCTCCACGTGGCCCAGGACCTTCGCGGCCACCGCTCCATCGAACAGCAACCATTCATTCTCGCCAACCTTCAGGAGGAGGAAGGCCCGCCCGCCGGCATGCCGGCGTTGGGTGAGCCAAACCCGTTGCTGTTGGGTGAAGTGATCAATCCGAAGCGGTCCGCCCCGTGGGGGCCACTGCTCCGCATATTTCAGCTCCACCCAACCCTCAATGTAGTTGACATCCGGAGTCCCCGGCCCGGCGGGGTTCTCCACGCGCACGGGGTCAAGATGCTTGATCACTGGGCGGAGGGCGTCCCACATCGCGGCTTCAGACATCCACCCACCTCACCTTGATGTCGAAGCGGCGGGCCACTTCGAGTGACTGGTCAATACGGGCGTTCCACTCATCAATCCACTGTTGGTCCTTGCCCTCGAACTGGACGGGAGGGAACACGACAGTGGTCACGCCCGCCTTCGCGGCGGCTTCCATGCAGTTCGGACAGCAGGGAAAAGAAGTATATAACGTGAACCCGTGCGGCGTCTCCCCTGTCAAGAACTCGAGGGCGTTGACTTCAGCGTGTACAACGTGCCGATACTTGTAGGAGCGATCCGCGTACAACTCCGGGTGATCGTTTTGTCCGGGCGGGAAGCCGTTGAAGCCGGTGGACGCCACGGAGTTGTTTGGGCGGACCAGCACAGCACCCACCTTCGTGGACGGGTCCTTGCTCCAGGTTGCGACCTCCTGGGCCAGGCGGACATAGCGCATGTCCCACTTTTCTTGGCGCTCACGCATGTCGTTCTCCTTCGGTTCTCCCCGGACTTCCTCCGGGGTCAAGCGGGTGCACTTTGCGCAGCGTGCGTCCGCGAACAAATACGTGACCTGCGCGTCACATTGGTAACAAGATTTCATCCCTCAAACCCCATGGAGTGGCCCCAACTTACCCCCATTTCCACGTCAACTTTTGAGGGCAGTTCGAGCGGCGTGCAGGTACGCATGATGTGGGCGGCGCGTTCGGCTTCGTCCTTCGACTTCACGCTGAAGGCGATCTCGTCATGGACCTGGATGATGATGTCCAACCCGGCCTCCGCGCAGGCCACCATCGCCATCTTGGTCTGGTCAGCGGAGGAGCCCTGGATCAGGCGGTTCAGGCCCTTGTGCGTCCAGTCAAAATTACCCTCAGCGTCCTTCGGGAAGCGGCAGCGGCGTCCGGACAACGTGGTGATGTAGCCCACCGCTTTCGCCCGGGCTTCGCAAGCCTTGGCCAGCTTCTTGATGAACGGCACGCGGCGATCGAAAGTGTCCAGGAGGGTTTGCCCTTCCGGCCCCGCGGCTTCCCATCGGCGGGCCCCCTGCTCCGCCAGTCGGGCTCCTTCTTCGCTGTTCACATCGAAGGTCTGCCCCCGGGGTCCGCGCACCGCCGTCATCGTCGGCAGGCCCAGCTTCCGGCACATCTTCGCTCCGCCCATCCCGTAGGACAGGCCCAGGTAGATTTCCTTGGCGTCCTTGCGCTTGATCCCCGCCATGTCCGCCATCATCTGGTGGTTGTCGGTGTTTGGGTCGTTCCGGTACTTGTCCCGGGCCTCAATCGCCTTCTCCCATGCGTGCTGCCCAATCATGTCCCGGGCCAGGCAGGCATAGTGCACCGCCATCCGGGGCTCCTGCTGGGAATAGTCATTGGACGCCCACAGCTCCCCTTCCTCCGGGAGGTAGATGGCCCGCCACATCGTGGCGAACTCATCGCGGGCCGGTTGCTGCTGAAGGTTCGGGTGTTCGCAGGACAGTCGCCCATAGGCGGCTCCGGCGGTCCCGTCCGCTTCATTGTCCTTCTGGCGGCGCAGCTGGTTGAAGGTACAGTGGAGGCGTCCATTCACTACGTGGTCCCGGACGGATTGCCCGAAGGTCGTGCGCAGCTTGTTCACCTTCCGGGCGCGTTCGAGGGCGTCCGCCACGGGGTGCTTGATGCTGGCCAGCAGCTCCTTGTCAATATTGGGCTTGCCCTGGGAGGTCTTTTTCAGCTTGACCCCGATATACTCCAGCGCGGGCGCAATCGTCTCCGGCTTCCAGACATCGCCCACGCGGACGGTGACGCCCGTGAGGTGCTTCACCTGCGCCAGGGCTTCCGTCTCCTGCTCCAGTGCCCAACGGTCGATCATGTCCAGTCGGTCCAGGTCGATCCGGACGCCCCGGCGGCGCAGCTTCGTCAGTACCGGCAGCAACTTCGACTCCAGGTTGTACACGCCCCAGAGGTTCTGCTCATCAATCTCCCGCTCCTGGCGGCGGAGGATGTTCAGCGGCAGGCGGGTGTCCTCCTCCGCGTAGGCCCCCACAAAGCGGGCCGGGAGCGTCCACATGTCCTTCTTCGGATCAATCTTGTATTCATGGGCGGCAAGGCGCAGCAGCCCCTCATCCTTCCCGGAGAAGCCCCACCGCTGGGCGATGGATTGCATGCTATAGCTGTCATACAACTCGCAGATCAGCGGGTCAGCAATCTGGATGTCCCGGAAGTATCGGGCGGACTTGAATTCAATCCCGTCCCCCGCCAGGAAGTCCAAGTCATAGGGGAGGTTGGCCCCCACGATGTCGCCCTTGAAGACAGCGGCCTGGTCCCGAAGGTAGCGCAGGACGGCTTCCACCGGGAGGTTGTCCCCACCCTCGTGGCGGATCGGAAGGTATGCCCCCGGGCCGTCCTCGATTGCGAAGCTGATGCCGGTGATGTAGCTGTTCGGGCGGCGTCCCGCTCCCGGTCCCAGCTTGCGCAGGTCCGGGTCCCGGGTTTCGCAGTCCACGGCCACCCGCTTTGCCCCCGCCCAGGAGGGGAGGCTGTCCAGCTTCGGGGGTTGCCAGCCGCTTTCCGCCGTGGTGAATAAAGGTTGTTGCATAGGTGTGTATCCTCAAGAATGGCAAAAGCCGCAGTAGATTTCGGGCTCTTCAGCTTCGCCCTCCGGTCCGTCATACCCAACCACCTGGTCAAGTGTTTTTCCCTTGATAAACGTGGTTTTGCGGCCCTTCTTTTCACTGACGTACTTCTCAACCTCAATGAGTTGAATAATGTTTTGTTTCCCTTCGGGCGTGGACCATACCCGGCGGAATGTCCCGGGGCCACTCAGCACACAGGGAAAACAACCCACCCGGCGGAACCCGGAACCGTAAAGTGGGTTGGGTTCAACTCCCCGTTCCCGCATAGCCTCAAACACCTGTTCCTCCGCCCAATCGACAACCGGGAACCGGGCTTGTATAGGGCGCAGGATTTTCAAACGGTAGGGGGAGCCCATGAACGCTAACGGAACAAGGGAGTCGGGAGTCAGTCCCCCGTACTTCTCGGACCGTTTCTTGCTTTCTTGGGCACGTACCCCAAACCAGACTTCAGTGCCCTCCTGGCATAATCCTTGATCAATCAGGTACTGGCGAAGTGGGTATTGCTTCAATTCTCCAGTGCAACCCCTAGATTTAAAACTGGGCAAAGTCTCCCGCTTGCGACAAAAATCAGGCACGTCCTTGTACACACTAGACTTTGCCCGTTCTACGGTGACTCCGGTCTTGGATTCGATGTAGTTGAGGTATTCATACACAGCCGGATGTTCAAAACCCGTATCCTGATACACCACCCTCAGATTCTCGCGGGGGACCACTTCCAAAGCCAAAAGTAGGCAGGCTGTCGAATCCTTGCCGCCGGAAAAGCTGACAACAACTGTCATTTCGACACCTCCTCGATCATTTCCCGGAGGAGTTCGATGGCGCGGGTCAGCTCCGGGTCGGACTCCCAGAAGGTGAGGAGGCGGACCACTTCGGCTTCGTCCTCCGTCAGCCCGTTCGCGTTGGCGAACTCCTCCGGGGTAATGACCACGGGGGCGGGGCGGGGCAGCAGGACCCCGTTGCGGTACATGTCCTGGACCTTCTCCACGTAGTGGATCGCCTTCTCCAGGTCCTGGCGCTGTTGGCCCTTCTTCCGGTTCCGGGTAGCGTACTTCGTGGCGCAGCCTTCGGTGTAGCGGAGCCCGTTCAGCTCCACGTAGTCCCAGTGCTGGACCTTCGAGCGGTAGTGCTCACCGCCAACTTGCTTCTCGTTCACGCTCATTTGGTTTCTCCTTGCAGGTAAGGTTCCACGTCCTCGAAGAAGTCCGAGAGACGCTTTTGGGGGCATGGATAAAGCGCGTCATATAGCTGCGCGGCGATCGCGGGCAGGCTACCCTCCAGCTGGCGCTTTTCCGTCACCTTCTCGCACGCGCGGCGCATCGGCGTGACGGCGGCGTTGCCCAGGGCTTCTTCTTCCCGGCACCACAGCCAGAGTTCGAGGGTGTCCACGGCCTTCAACCAGGCCACTTCGAGGTCCGTCAGTTCCCCGAACAACCCAAGGCGCTTCAGCAGCTCCTCCTCCGCCCGCTCATAGGCTTCGCCCAGTTCGGTGTGCGTCCACTTCGCGGGGGCCGGGATATCACCCAACCAGCGTTCCGCAACGTCATGCCACTGGACGGCCTTGATCAACGTCAGGGACGGGTTCGGGTGGAGCAGCAGGAGGAGACCGACAGCCCCGTAGCTGTGCTGGGCGATATTGTACTGGCCGTGGTGCGGAACGATATGACACCGGCGGACGGTCCCGGCTTCCCGGGTAGCGGCCAGGCGCGTCAGGAGGGGGCTCAGCGCCAGCTCCCGGCGATCCGCGTTGGATGCTATGCTGCCCATGATCACTCCCCCGTGCCGTAGTCCACACCGTCATCCATCGCACGGGCCTTGCGGACCTCGTACGCGGCGCGGCGGCGCTCCACCCACTCGATTGCGGCCAGCTTCCAATCGGACGCGGCCACGTCCCGGAGGAGGTCCATTGCCCCATCGAAGTCCTTGCGCTGATAGGCGGCGTGAGCCCGGGACATCGGGATGGCGACACGGCGGAAGAAGGGGTCACGGAAGCCCATGGCGTCCGGTTCCTCCATGAACATCTTCAACTCCGCGTCCCACTCCTCCCGGGGGAGGGTCATCAACGGGAAGGGTTCCACGGCTCCGCTCACGTAGGGGTCCGGGGTCTGGGCTCCGGTCAGCGGGTCCGGGGCGTAGGCGGCCAGCGGCGCAACCTTCTCCAGCACGTCCTTGTAGGCGTGGAAGTTGGCGGACACCTGGCGGTAGACGCCCTGCGGGACGCCCACGGAGCGGGCCACGTACTCGTGGAGGTAGCTGAAGTGAACCGCGTTCGCCCCGTAGGCCCCCCAGATCATGTCGTTGGAGCGGTTCGTCACCATCATGTCCAGCCGTCCGTCCGGGGCGATCTGGAACACGGCTTGCAGGTTGCACGGGAGGTCCTTGCCTTGACGGCCCAGGTCCGCATCCGCATCCCACATCGACAGGACTTGACGGCGGTCCTCCGGGTTCGCCTTCAAGGCGTCAATGATCTTGGGCAGCTGGTCCTCGAAGAAGTGGTGACGCCAGCGGAACCCATAGGCCCCGTGGAAGGTCGTGCCATCGTCCGAGAAGGTGCGCATGCGCTTCACGTATCGGGCCACATAGTCCACATCACGGCGTCCCGCCAGCATCCAGAGGCTTTCGATCAGGTGGAAGAAGGGGTTGGCATCCCGCTCCGCCCAGAACACCACCCGCTCCTCCGGGCGGAGGTACACGGTGGTGACGGGCCCCTGGAACATCCGGACCGGGCCGTTGCGACTATTGCGCTCCACCCCCTCCAAGGACAGTTGATACAGGGCCTCCGGGAGGGCTTGGTGGGCGTTGCGAATCTCGATGACTTTCATTTCGTTCTCCGTTTCTCAGAGGGTGGTTGCCTTGCGCCAGTCGTATCTCGTGCGCATTTTCCCTTCGCCCAGGCGCACACGTTCGTACTTGTCTGCCTCGCAAAGTGAGTGCTCAATGTCCCGCATCTCAAAGCGGGGGTTGACGTCACAGGGCTCCCCGAAGGTAGCGTTGAACCCCGGTTCGTCCAGGGCGTTCAAGTCCTTCATCAGCTCGAACATCTCCCGGTTCGTCTGCTCCGGGCGGGGCTTCGCTTCGAGGTTCCGCCCATACAGGCGGTTCAGTCCCCGGATCGCTCCCGGACCGGCGTTGGCCCAAGTGTAGATGTCCGGGGCGTCCTCCAGGTAGCGGGTGTGGCGGAGGTCCGTCACCACTTCATAGGCCATGAACGGCCCCCAACCGATGTAGTGGGGCTCCTGAAACAACTTCCAGACCTGCTCCAGCGAGGCTTGACGCTTGCCTTCGAGGACTTCCACGAACGCGGCGCGGTCCTCCCACAGACGCCCAATCACGATTTCTGCGATGTAGCGGTGCTTGCTCCAGCTGTACCACTCCTTGGTGGTGTCCGACTCCGCCCGGATCATATACGCCCCGGTGTACACCTTGTCCCCGAAGGAAGCCTTGGCGGCAAGAACCCTCGTGGCGTTCTCCGGCGCGAAGTCCTCGTGGCTGGGCCAGGCCCCGGGCGATTCAATGAGCGCGGCCAGGGTATCCGGCCAGTTGATATAGCGGGCCAGCGCCAGCATAAGCCAAAGGTGTTCGTGGTCCGCGTAGGGCTTCCGGATATTCTGGTCAATCCAGATCGTCACCGTGTCCAGTTCGCGGAAGATGTTGCAGAACCGCCCATCACGGAGGACCGGGTCAGTGGTCCAGGGTCCGGGCTTCCCGGCCTTGCGGTCCAGGTAGATGTCGTGCCGGGCCTTCATGAAGGCGGCGATGTCGTTGAGACGCGGGGTGCTCATGTCTGGGTTCCTCAGATGACGGCCAGGAGGGCTGCGCGGGCGTCCTGCCAGGGCAGGTCCAGCACGGTTTCCTTGTCGGCCAGGGCCTTATCACGGACCCGGGCAATGGTGCGGTGCTTGTCGGCCACCTGGTCCTCCTTGATCGGCTTCCCGCCGTTGCGGGCCTGGATGCGCTCCAGGCAGGTCGGCAGCGGGGTGTCCAGGAAGGCCCAGATCATCCCGCCGTTCGCCTTCGACCACTCCTGCCACGGACCGTAGATGGTGCTGACCACCACGCCCTCGAACAAGACGGCCCCCACCTCCGGGTCCTTGCCCACGGACTCAATGACCGCCTTGGCGGCGGCTTGGGTTTTGATACGGTCCAGGCCCGCGGTGGTAGAACCGGCGGCGGCGGGCGTATAGTCACCGATGATGGCGATGCCGCCCGGACAGTAGGTGACGGGGATGGGTTTGTGAAGGTCGCCCACGGGCACGTTCGACACGCGGCACAGCGGATCGGTTGCGAGGCTGCGCAGCAGTGTGGTCTTTCCGGAGCCGTTACAGCCCCGCACGTTGATATACTTCATCTCGGTTCTCCATTTCGGTTGAGGTTGGGCGGAACCCCCGCCCGGGGGTCACTGCTGAACCACATTGATGGCTCGCAGCTTCTTCTTGATACGGTCGGGCTGTTCCTCATCGGGTCCCGCCACGTACTTGAAGTCAGGGGCGCGAAGGGCGCGGGCGGCTCCGAACACTTCCGAACCACAACGGCCCTTCAGCTTGTCTTCCGGCTTCGCGTCCTCCGGGGCGCAATACAGACAACCGGACGGCGGGCAGGCGGCCACCTCCTCGAAGTTGGCGGACAAGTCCTTGCGCGTGAACATCGGGACCTTCTGGCCGTGACACTGGTCCGCAGTTGTGAATTGACGGCCCACACTCTGCCAACCGCCTTCGCCCTTCGCGTACTCATAGCAAGTGGCGTAGGTCATCCCGAGTTCGGTGGCCCACTTCCGGTACAGGGTGTGTGCTTCGAGGCGATAGGACTGGACGATGGTGCGTTGGGCTCCGGCCTGGTTCTCCGTGAACAGCTCCTGGAACTTCCCGGCCCGCTCCGTTCCGAACCGCTTTTGGAGGCGCTCCACCATCGCGGGGGCCCAGCTGTACCCGGCTTCCACGAACTTGACGATGACGTGGTTGTTGCCAACTTCGGCCAGGCGCTCAAACAAGCGGCGGATGTCCTCGTGTGGGGTAATCCCCGGCACCACCGGGTTCACCTGAATGGAGGTGTAGATGCCGTGGCGGCGCAGCTCCCGGATTTCGTCCAGGTGGGCTTGGAGGGAGATAGCCCCGGGGGACAGCTTGTGCCAATCCGCATCATTGCCCGTGTTCAGGGACTTCTGGGCATAGCTGTAGCGGTTGCGCTTCAGGAGGTCGAAGGCCCAATCAGGGTAGTGAAGGCGGGAGAGGAAGAACACGGGAAGCCCCACGCGGTCGAACTCCTCCGCCCCGCGTTGCGTGTTATGGTACACCTCCTCAATCGGCAGGAACGGGTCCGTGAAGCTGGAGAAGTAACCAGCAGCGGAAGTATGGACCTTGGACAGCTGGGCGCGTACCTGGTCCCCGTAGTTCATCGGAACGCTGATGAGCCCGGAGCCCCGATAGCCCCGGAACCCGCTGTTGACATAGCAGAAGGCGCAACCCACAGTGCAGTAGCCCCCATACGGCTCCGTCAGGACGGCTTCCGTGAAGCAAGGACGCGGACGGCTTCCCTGCTTGTCGTTGTGCTTGTCCTGGTACCAACCCTGTAGCGGCTTCGCGTTCGGGATGCGGATGTGGGGCACGTAGGTCTTGTCATTGAACCCCAGGTACACCTTCACCTCCTTCTTGGACTCATCGGGGGCGTTGCGGACCATGCCCACCTTCGCCATGCGGAACTTCGCGCGCATGCCGGTCAGGGGGTCATCCTCCTCCTCGATCGGGCCCAGGAACTCCCGTTGGTTCGGGTCCGGACGCATGAAGAACTTGTAAGCCTCCTGGGCTTCTTCTCCGGTTGTCTGTTCGAGCCACTGGTTGTGGTCGTGTTCGCTTTGCATATCAGTTCTCCTGAAGTCACCTGAAAAAGTCTAGTGCGGCGGTGCGAAAAAGTCTAGTGGGAAAAAGTGTTTTCCGGGGGTTCGATGCCCCGGGCCCGGTCCCACCTGGCCTTCGCGGCTTCGGACATCTTCCGGCGGTGCTCCTCCGTGAACACGCGGCCCTTCATCCGCTCCGAGTGCGCACGCTTCTGCTCCTCCGTCCGGGGGCGTCCCTTCGGATACCCCATGATCAATCCCCCGCCCCGGCGGGCACGTAGCCCCCGCCGTCCCAAACTTCCAAGCGATGGATCTCCGCCCGTCCCGACACCAAGGACAAATTTGCCTGCTTCAGGGCATCGTTCACATCTTTGGCCCTTATCATGATCCAGCCGTACGGCCCTTTGTAGCGGTAGCTGGTAAAATTGCGCACGGCCAAAGGCTTATTGGTTGTGCTCATCAATCGTCTCCGATATTCCAAAATACAATAGGCTTGCGGGCCAGCGGCTCAAGGTTCTCCTCCCGGGTCAACCAGTTCCATGCCTTGAGGTCGTAGTAGCGGTTGCACGGGAACGGAACGGAGACGCCCTGCGGCGCGGCGTCCGCGTATCCATAACCCTCATCCACGAACCGGACCCGCTCCGTCAGCTGAACCCCGGCGGCGCGTTCGATGTAGGAGCGGGTGGCCTCCTGGCTCCGTGAGTAACCCATGTGGAGGATGACGTCATACCCGTCCAGGATGCCGGCCTGCTGGAAGCCCAGGAGAACTCCGGCGGCAACCGTCCCGGAGCTGATGGACAGGATCAGCGTGCCTTGCCCCGGGAGGTCGGGGGCGGTCCGGAGGACTTCGGCAGCGTTCTCCGTGATCGACTCCGGCAGCTTCAGTGCGTTGGGCATCAGGTAGCTGTCCGGGAAGTGCTCCCGGAGGTGCTTGCGGGCCCCGTGGTACAGTACGGCGGATCGGCCCGCCGGGAGGTCCACCAGCTTCGCCCCGAGTTGACGGGCACGTTGCTGCTGGATGCGCGGGGCGTCCGCGTTCCCGTCCTTCTTGTAGCGGGGCCAGAAGTCCACGCACTGGCGTCCAAGATGGTGGCAGACGTAGGCCACCGCGTGTCCGGCCTTCGAGTGGTAGGTGTCCAGGACCCCGATGACGGACTCAGGCCGGTTCTTGATGTGGGCAACCACACCGCGTATCTTGCTGAAGGACGGACCCGGGAGCGGGGCGCACAGGTCCTCCCGCTTCACGATGACGGGGACGCCCCGGAGGTTGTGGACTTCGAGCGGGGTGTTGTTGATGATCACGAGGGCTCCTTGGGCATGTGATGGAGGAAGGCGCGGGCGGCGGGGCACGAAGCGGCCCAGGGTCCGAGTCCGGCGTTGATCTCCCGGATGTCGTTGTACAACGGGTAATGGCCATTCATGTGGGATTTCCACTTACAAAGGACCGTCTCCACCTCCTGGATGTTCACCGGACGATCGGACAGGGGCGGGGCTTCGAGGTCCGCGAACTGCCCAATCAGGTACTGCGCCACCCCATTCAGGATGACCTCCCGCTTGGGCTTCGCGTTCTCCGGGTACTTGTGACCCTCCCGGAGCTGCCACAGCATCATCGCGGCCTTCTCCGGGTCCTTGAACATGAACACGGCGGCGTTGTCGAAGTCAACCGGGACCTCCATCACGCGGTCCATCATGTCCGCGATCTTGAAGCCAATCCACGGTCCGAAGCCGTTGTGCTCCTGTGCGCGGTTCGAGACGGTCCGGAAGGGCAGGCGCTCCTCCTCCGTTGCGCGGGCTCCCACGTACAGTACGAAGTTCTCCGGGCGCTCCGCGTACCGTTTCTGGAGGGACGATACAGAGTTGACCGCAATCGCTGCGCGGAAGTGGCGGCGCTCATGTCCGCGTGGCCAGCGTCCGCCCACGGGGGTTTCCTTCGTGTTCTCCGCTGCGACCAGCATCCAGTGCCAGAACTCCTCCCCTTCCTTCTCGCTGAGGAAGGACGCAACGGCGGCGTTGTAGTAACACCAGTACGCAACCACCCAGCGGCAGAGTTGTGGGGTGGAGTAGTCACCGGCCTTCTCCGCCCGGACCAGGGCGGTGTAGATCGGGTCAAGGTCCCCGGAGGTGATCAGTTGTCGCCCAAAGGACTCGATGTCCAGGCGTGGGTAGTTTCTGCTCATAGTCTTTTCTCACAAGTATGCGTGACTGATCTCTGCCGGATACTCGACCCGGCAGAGCAGGTAGTCATAGGTGCGCTCAGAGTCCCACCTGACCATCACCCACCCCCGTCGTTCCGGCTCACATCTCCTTCCCCTTCGGGACAAAAATGAAGTAAGCAGCGCGGCTATGTTTATCCCAAGTCACGATTCTGTAGCCCCAGCGCTCCTGAAAAGCCTGGTCCAACTTTTCCACATACCCATCCCAGTCCGGTTCCTTCAATCCGTAGGATTTCCAATTCAGGTGGAGTTTACTGCAACTGCTATCGTTGACGTGGACCCAATCCGGGTTTTGGTTAAATACCTTGCTCAGAACCCGTTGCTGAAATTCACCTTCTTTTCGATTCAAATCCAGCAGGGTGAATCTATTAAAATCCAAAGAAGCTGCTTCAAACTTCCCGGATTGGGTTAGCGTGTCCGCGTGGTTTATTGTTACATTCAACAAGTTCCTGTCGCGGTACCGATAAACGCACTCAGCGTCCAGTTCGTATGAATCAATCAGAGCGTTCGGGAATCGCTCAGACAAAACCTGGCCCAGCATACCGATACCGCCGAATGCTTCATAAATGCTAGCAACGGGGGAGACTTGTTCCAGTATTTTCTCCACACAAGCCTTTTCTCTTGCCTGTTCCAGAGGGGGGCGAGAGGTGTATGGAGTGTTTTGTTTCATCTTAGCCATTTTCAGGTTCCTCTTGTAGGGTTGGTGTTGATCAACACCTGGTGGTGTTGATCGAGTTTAGGGCACTAACCCACCTCAAACTTCGAGGCGTGCGTCAGCCTTGGCTTTGCCCTTCAGCGGGGTGTGGGCCGGGATCGTGTGGCCGGTCGGGACCACGATATGGAACCGCTCCGTGCCGTCCGCGTCAAAGGAGGAGCGAACCCCGTAGCCCTTGAGCTTCATATCCCAACCGAAGCCCGCGCGCACTGTCTGTTCTTGCCAAGGCTTTTTACCCCCTGACAGCGCTTCGATCAGTTCGGCCATGGTGGAGCCGTTCTTGCGGGACAGCATGTCCAGCAGAAGGGCTTGCTTGGAACCTTCGCGGCAGGCAATGGGCTCGAAGCCCGGGGGCAGCAGGTTGGTGCCGCGGGGCTTGGCGGACTTTTTCACACGGGTTTCCTTCTTGGTGATAACCACTTCTTCAACAACCGGCAGTTGCTGCAGCAGCTTCCAGGTACGGGTCGTGGCGGACTTTTTGTCAGCGAAGCGGGCAACCGGCTTACCGGTGTTCAGGACTTCGGAGACGGCGTTGTACAGCTCAACCAGGGCGGGGCCGGACAGGTCGTTGAGGGAGGCTTCGGTGTAGCTGACGTTGTTGAAGGTGATCGGGTTCATGGTGTGCTCCATTTCTGAGGGTTATGGTTCGTTGTTCGACCATGAGAAGAAGTATAGTACCCTTTACGCGAAGAAGTAAAGTGGGCGGAGCAACTTTTTTTATCGGGGCAGGTAAAAAACCCATAGTTGTCCGCCCACTCCTCAATTACTCACACTCGCGGCGTCCGGTGGCCGGGTCGATGCGACACTGGCTGGCCGGTTCCTCCGTCTGGGCTTCTCCGGCGTCCCCTTCGTCCTTGGCGACAAGAATGCCGCTGCGCTTCCCGCCCAAGCGGAATGTCGTGCAGCCCTTCGCTCCGCCTTCCCAGGCGCTCACGTACACGTTCTTGAAGTCCTCCCAGGAGATGTCCGAGGGCACGTTGCAGGTCTTGCTGACGGCACTGTCCACACGCTGGGCGGCGGTCGTGAGGGCGGCAACATGCTCCTGGACGGTCACGCGGTCGCAGGTCTTGCCCTTCACCCCGAAGGCGCGGGCACCGTAGTCGTGAACCGTCTCCACCCGGGGGCCGGTGAACTCCACCACGGTACGGTCGAAGCTGTAGGCGAACACCGGCTCAATGCCGGAGGAGACGTTGTCAGCGCAGAGGCTAATGGTGCCGGTCGGAGCGATGGAGGTCAGGTGGGAGTTGCGGATGCCGTGGCGGGCGATAGCATCCCGAACGTCCTCACGCAGGGTCTTGACGAACTCACCCCGCAGGTACTTCTCCCGATCGAACATGGGGAAGGAACCCTTGTCACGAGCGATGTGGGCGCTGGCCAGGTAGGCTTCATCACGCAGCGTGTCGAGTACCTGGGCCTCGAAGCGGAGGAAGTCCGGGGAACCGTACAGGAAGCCCAGGGCCTCCCCCGCGTTGGCCAGGCCGGTAATGCCCAGGCCCATGCGGCGCTTGTCTTGGGCTTCCTTCTTCTGCTGCGGGAGCGGATAGATGGCGCGGTCAACCACGTTGTCCATGGCGCGAACCACGGTGGGGATGTCCTCCTTGTACTGGTCCCAGTCGAAGGCGAACTTGCCGGAGCCCTCCCGGACGATGTAGCGGACCAGGTTGAAGGAGCCCAGGAGGCAGGCACCGTAGGGCGGGAGGGGTTGCTCACCGCAGGGGTTCGTGGCGGCGATCGTCTCGCAGTACCACAAATTGTTCATGCGGTTGATCGCGTCGATGAACAGCACCCCGGGCTCCGCCCAATCCCAGGTTCCGCGCATAATCGACTCCCACAGGGCACGGGCGTCCACTTCCCGGTACGCGCGGCCCTCGAAGCGCAGCGGGAAGGGCTTGCCCGCGGCAACGGCTTCCATGAACTCATCGGTGATCGCCACGGAGACGTTGAAGCCGGTCAGGCGCAGGGTGTTTTGCAGGGAGAAGATCAGTTGTTGCTTCTCCGGGCCGTCCGGTAATGCGGCCACCATATCCCAGAGGGGCTGAACGTCCCGGGCCGGTTGCTTCGCGTGAATGAACTCCTCAATGTCCGGGTGGTCCACGCGCAGGACGCCCATTTGGGCTCCCCGGCGGTGTCCGGAGGAGGCCACACACTTGCAGATCGCATCAAAGATATGCATGAAGCTGACCGGGCCGGAGGAGTGGGACTGGAGCTTGCGGATCAGATCGCCCCGCGGACGGAGCGTGCTGAAGTCATAGCCGATGCCTCCGCCCATACGCATTGTGGCGGCGGCTTCAGTAGCGCGTTCCATGATGGAGCCGTCCCCGTCCACGAAGCTGTCACTGATCTTGCCGCTGACATAGCAGTTGTACGGGGTCACTTGACGGGTGGAGCCCATCGCGGATTGGATGCGGCCCGCCGGGAGGAAGCGCATGCCCAGAAGGGCGTCCCGGAAGTCTGCGAAGTGGTGGTCATCGTCCTTCAGGGCGGCGGCGATCCGGTTCATCGCTTCGCGGAAGGACTCCCCCTCACCACGGTACTTCTGTGCATGAAGTTCTTGGGAATACGGCACTTGTGGGCCATTCATCTTGGTTTTCTCCTGAAGGTGGAGTTGCTGTAAAGGGGCATTAATCATATCCGGACTCCTGGGTGCTGGGTTACATCATTACCACGTCGATGCGTTCAGCGGCGCGGGTGATCGCGGTGTACAACCACTGCCGGCGATCCTTCCCGAACCACTCATCAAACAGCAGGACGTTGTTCCACTGGGAGCCCTGGGACTTGTGGACGGTGAGGGCATACCCATAGTCAAACTCCTCCGCTTCCTTGCGTTCCCAATACTCCGGCTTGTTGCCGTGAAAGTAGTGGGGGTGGGCGCTGATATCAACCCGGGTCCCTTCTTCGCTTTCGATGTCCAACAAGACATAGTCCCCGTCAAAAATGGAATCAGCCCGGGCCTTCCAGAGTTGGCCGTTGAGCAGCCCAACCTCGTGGTTGTTCCGGAGGCAGACCAGCTTATCACCGGCCTGGGGCAGGGCGTCCGTCCGCCCGAGGAGTTCCCGGGCCCGGCGGTTGGAGAGGATGCGCGTGGCGTTCCTGCCCACCAGAAGCTGGTCCGTGGATAGGACCACAGACCGGAGCTCATCGCGTGGCAGCTGCTGGTAAGGAACCACACGGCTGCTGCCGTAGGAACCGGGGCGGAGCACGCGGCCTTCGCGGACCTCCTGCGACATCCAGATGATGGGGTTGTCGCGGGCCTGGCGGTGAATCTCCGTGAGGAGGATGTCGGGCTTGTCGCTGAAGAAGGACGTGCCCTGGACGGGCGGGAGTTGCCCCGGATCGCCCAACGCAAGGATCGGGCAGCCGAAGCTGAGCAGGTCCTCCCCCATCTGCGTGTCAATCATAGAATACTCATCCACCACCAGGAGGGCTGCGCCCAACAAGGGGCTTTCGCTGTTAAGCTGGAACATCGGACGGGCCAGGTTGATCTTCTCCGCCTGAATCGCGGCTTCAACCTTCTCCAACATCGTGGTCGGGACGGGCTTGTGGGTGAGCAGCTTCGCCCGCTCCGCTTCGAGGTCCTTCAGGCGCTGCTGGGACTTGCCCTTGGGGGTATAGATGAGCTTGTGGATCGTGCTCACGTTGGTCGCTCCGGACTTGGAGAGGACGTGCGCGGCCTTCCCGGTGTAGGCGGCAAAATACACGGGGCCGTCCACGGTGGAGGCCAGGTGGCGGGCCAGCGTGGTCTTGCCGGTTCCCGCAAAGCCCGCCAGCTGGAACACGGGCTTGTCCTTCGCCTTCAGCCAGCGCCCAACCCGGTCCAGGGCGGTCAGTTGCTGAGGGCTCCAATTGGTGCTTTCGTTCATTCGGGGTTCTCCGTTTCTGATACAAAAGAGGGGCGCGAAGGCCCCGGGCCGGGGAGGCCGGCCCGGGGGTAGCTGCCGGTCAGAACGGCAGGTCGTCGAGATGACGAGCCCCTTCATCAACGGAACCGGGAGCCTGGGACTCATAGGCGGCGCGTGCCTTGCCACCCTCGATCAGTGTCTTGATCGCAACGGCGGACTGGAACAGCGGGTCTGCCGGGAGCAGGCGGGCTTCGAGGGCGTTGGCTCCGTCAAAAGAGATGTCCCAATTGAAGAACTGACCCTTGTTGTTCTTCTCCGAGACGGTCCGGAGGCGATACTTGTGCGCGAACAGCGGAGCCGGGATGCGGCGGCCATCCGGCAGCGGCAACTGGATGGTCTTGGCTTTCGTCATCCAACCCTTGTACTTCTTGATCTTCGAGGAGGAGAAGGCCAGGACGGCTTGCGACACGTTCTCATCGGCGTCGAGGGCGACACCATACACATAGAACGTCTCAATCAGCTCGTTCCCGTCCGGGGTCCGGTAGTCCCCAAAGGCTTGGCTGGCAACGCAGTGGCGGATCAGATCGCTGGACGGCTCGTGAATGCCCACGAAGCCACCGCCTGCATCGCGGGGCTTCCACTCCACGTACACGTGCTGAGTCGTTGCGGGAACGAAGGCGATGCCCACCTTGCCCTCGAAGGTTTCGCCCGTGACGGTGTTCAGGATCATGCCCTGGCGCAGGCTGTCGTTCTCCTGGAGCTGCGGGCTGAGGGCCTGAAGAATCTGGAGGAACGGGATGCTGTAGTCATCGCTGGTCTGGTTCTCGAAGCCAGCACCGGCATAGTCGGCATAGGCACCATACTCAGCCATGGCGGTGGAGGGGTTCGGCACGGTGACTTCGGTGCGGGTTTCGGGTTTCTTGCTGGTAACCATTTGGATGGCTCCTGATAAAATGAGCGGGATGTTTAGCGGCCCCCGGTCGTTCAGCCGTTTTGCCGTCTCACCGGCTGTACCCGGATAACCTCCGGTGGGGTTCTGGCGGGTAGGGAAGCGTGGCTAGGTTTCCCTGACTAGGCACACGCCCCCACCCCTAACTGGTCAGACCTGAATCTTGGCCACGCGTTGGCGGTGGACCCCGAAGAGGTCCAGGGGGAGTTCTTCACCGTCCCGCAGCTTCTCCCGGACGAAAGCGGCCAGGGTGGACGGATGGACGGCGGCGCTGTCGTCCACGGGATACTCCGCTTCCAGCTGGCGGTGGAGGGCTTCCGCTTTCTCGTCCTCCCCCCTGCCGAACTGGACCGCCACGACACGTTTGATCAACCCGCCGTGGCCGTTCGCCTTGAGCCAAGCGAAGGCCTGCGGGGCCTTCGCCCTAGGGATAGATGCGCGGATGGTTTCGTCAATCTTGATCCGCAGGCCGGAGGCGGTCTTAAACTCCGCCACACCAATCTGGTCCATGAGTTCGGGCACCTGCCGCTCCGCGAGGTCCCTCAGCTCCTCCCGGGCGGAGTTGAGCTGGGCTTCGAGGTCCGCCACCTTCGCGGCAGCAGCAGTCTGCAACTCTGCGAGGAGGGACAGTTGCGAGAGTTCCCCGGAACCGGAGGCTTGCGGTTGAACAAATTCAAGGTATGCGCTGGTGTCGGTCATGATCAATCTCCGCTGTCGATGCTGTAGGAATACCCGCAGTGCTTGCAGTTGTACCGGCGGTAGCAACGCCCCAGGTTGGTGGTCGTGTACTCGTGGGTGCAGGGCGTCCCGTCATCGCGGAGAAAAGACTGGCCCGTGGCCTTGCCGTACATCGTCTGGCCCCCGCAGTTGTGGCAGGGCAGCGTGTCGGTTTCCGGGTCATAGCCCGCCATGATCGCTTTGTAGCTGTTGTTCCCGGCGGGGCGGCGTCCGGTGCCTTGGCAGACCGGACAGGGGCAGGTTGAGCGTGTCACTGTTGAGACTCCTTTTCTGAGCTAGGTGAGAAGAGTATACCCTGAAAAAGTATATAAGGGAAGCCCCCTAGCTTATCAGATTTTTGGCTTCCACCGCGATATACCGTTGATCCTTCCCGCTCCACTGAAGAAGGGACACGCGGCCCCCGTTGGTATCAGCTGCCACGGTGACGGCGAACCCAATTAGGACCGGATTGCCCACCAGCAGGAGGTGGTCCCCCTCCCGGTAGTCCTTCAGCTTCTCGCGCAGCTCCTGAATGACGGGCTCCGGTCGGAAGGGGGCAGCGGTCGGACTGAGCAGGTACACCAGCTCACCGAACTCCTCCGCCGGGGTCAGATCAAACTTGGGCTCAAACCGCTGCTTGTCGCGGTCCCAGCGGTGCTGGTTCTGTACAACATACACTTTACTCATAGCCATTCCTTCAGGCGATCGCCAGTGATCTGGGACGCCACGTTGAACTTGTTTCTCAAGGCTTCGACCACCTGCTCATCCACGGAGTCCTCCGCCACTAGGTCGATGTACAGCACGCTGTTGTCCTGACCGATACGGTGGGCGCGGTCCTCCGACTGTAGGCGGTCGATCAGCTTGAAGCTGTTGGAATAATAAATGACGGTCTTGGCGGCGGTCAAGGTCAGGCCCGTAGCCCCGGCGGCGGGGTTGCCCACGAACACCTTCGCCTGCTCCTCCGGCGGAACGGCTTCCCGCCCAACCACCTGGGCTCCGTCGTACAGCGTCCGCTCCCCTTGGAACAGGGCCTTGGCCTCCGCCCGTTCGTCATCGTTCGCCTGTCCGTCATAGCGGACGGCGCGGATACCCCGGCGGCGCAGCTCCTCCAGTATGAGCGTGATGTCCAACTGGAACCGGGCCCAGACGATAACCTTGTGCTGGGCTTCCTCCACTAGATCGCAAAGCAGCTCCAGGCGGCGGTTCGGCCCCGGGATGACGTATGTGGGCTCAGCTTCGTCCTCCGTGGGAAGATACCCGCAGGTGATCTGCTGAAGGCGGAGGAGCCGGGTCATGGCCAGTGCGGCAATGACGGGGGTGGTGCCGTCCTGCCCGAGGTCCGGAGTGTCCGCGCAGTCAGGGCACGGGTAGATGTATCCGTCCACCTCCAACTCCCGCTTACCGCGACAAGCCGGGCAGGCGTCCTCCGGCGGAAGGGAACCCGGGAGGGCGGCGGCTTCCTTCTCCGCTCCGCCCAGTTCGAGCCAGACAATGAATTCATCCTTCATCTGGCGGTACAGCTTCCGCTGCTCCTCCGTCATCGGGAACGGGCGTTTGCTGTACAGCTTGGGCGGGAGGTCCAGCACGTCATCCTTCGTCACGCGGGAGGAGACGGGACGCAGGAGGGCGTTCAGTTCGTCCAGGCGGCGATAGCCCTTGAGCACATCCACGTAGGACCCATCACTGTCCACCCAGCGTTGCTTCACCGGGTCGAAGGAGCGGGTGACGTTCGGGTTCCAGACCTTCTCGAACACCCCGAAGTGGGCCTTGAACTCCGTGAACGTGCCCAACCCGGCCTTCTTCCAGTAGTCCTCATACAAGAACTTGATCTGGCTGTAGGCATCGAAGGGACCCTGGGCGATCGGGGTCCCGGTCAGGATGCGCCTGAAGGGGGCGTACTTCGCGGAGCGGAGGATGGACTTGGTGCGCTCTGCGGTTGGGGTCTTGATGTAGTGAGCCTCATCCAGGACGTACAGGAGGCGGCGCTTGTTGAAGAAGTCGATCAGCGTTCGCTTCCCGGCGGCGGTCGTGAATGCGTCATAGCTGATGGTGAGCCAGGCGAAGCCGGGGTGGTCAATGACGGCCTTGACCGCCTGCTGGTGCCACTTCGTGCCCGCCCGGGGGCTCTGGTAATGGAAGGCCCGAACCTGCCCAATCACGTCGTCCGGCACGTGGTCCGGGATTTCCTTCTCAGTCCAGTTGCGGTGCACCCCGTTCGGTGCGACCACCAGCACCCCGTCGATGAGGCCCCGGTGCCACAACCAGCAGGCGGTGTCGATGGTCAGCTTGGACTTCCCGGTGCCCTGTTCCCAGAAGATCGCCCGGGCAGCTTCTTCGCGGCTTCGCTCCCACTCCTCCTTCTGGTGGTTGAATGGGGCGGTCTTGAACTGATAGTCCACTGTCGTGACTCCTTTTCTGAATTCGGTCGGTGCAGCTCGAAGAAGTATAGCCCAGGATGGCTCCGGAGGGAAGCCCGATCACTTGCGCTTACCTTCGGCCCAAAAGTGTGGCGTTGCGCTTACCTTCGGCCAGTCAGTTTCTTGTAAAGGTAAGCGCACAAAAAGTCCATAAAATCTTATATATATATATTATTATTATTATTATTACTTAACTTACTTACCTTACTTACCTTTAATTTGCCGGAGGACTTCTGCTGGGCCTCCGGTCGATTTGTCGGGCGAACCGCATTTGAAGGTAAGTAACCCAAGTAAGGTAAGTAATTTCAAGCCCCGCTGGGACTTACGTGCGCTTGGGTTAGTTCCGAAGGTAAGCGCACGCGGTCGAAGGTAAGCGCAAGGTCACTTCAATTGAAAGAACTTCTTGAGCCCAAGGAACAGGAGCGTGCCCAGGCCGGAGAGGAAAATGCCCACCATGGCCAGCGTTCCCTTTTTCTTGATCTCCTCCTCGGACTCCCGCCAGGCCCGGAGGTGCTGGAAGTCTCGCTGCATCGTGAGCGGGTCCGAAGTATCAATGCCCATCTGAAGAAGGGTCTGGCGGACGGCTTCGGCCACCATGTGGCTGATCTCTTCCGGCGTCATCGTCACCCTCCGGGCGGCGGCTTCGGCAGCCCGTTCCGCGGCTTCTTCAACTTCGGCCTTCGCGGCGCGGGTAGCGGCGGACACGGCCAGGTCTTCTATCTCTTGAGGCGTGAGCGCCATAGGGTTTTCCTCCGTTGCGAACGGCTCCCCCCCGTCCGCATACAAGTTGTGGGGAAGGGCCACCCCGTGATCCCGGCCTGGGTTAATACGATTCCGGTGGGTATGGCCGTGGATCAATCAGCGGAATCAGGCCGCAGGCGTGATAGACCGCGATCAGCAGCATGCCGCAGTCCACCCCCACACCCAGTGTCATGCCCTGATGGTGATAGGGCGTGCCCAGCCAGCGCGGCGCCTCATAAATGACATTCATATCCGCGCTCCATAAAAAATCCTCAAAAATCAGGCCCGCTGGAGCATCAGGCGGGGGACTGACGCAGCTGGCGAAGCACTCGTGCCGGTTGCAGTCGCCGCCAGATCGGTCTGCCCCATTTTGATGCGAAGCACCATCGAATCCACACTGGGGCCGCCGGTCTGATCTGGCAATGCCCGCGTCACGACATACCGAAAAAACTGCGCCGCCCCTCCGGTCAGCAAAAACGCATCCCAGACGATCTGGCCTGCGCTCAGCGTGAGCGACATCGCCCCGGACTTTGTGCCAGCCGTGCTGCAATCTGCGGAAAATGACGCCAGCAAATTGCCCGGCAGCCCGTTGTTGTCACTGTAGATGCCCGCGTATGCCACGGCTCCCGCAGCACCCGTTGAGCAGTAAAGTGCCAGTGACGTAAATGTCGCGGTCTCAAGAATCAGGCGGGGGATAAAACCCGTCACCCCCTGCGTCACTGTGCCCAGAGTGACACCAACGTAACGCGGATACTCCACGTCGTACCAACCCCCTGACACATACCAGCTAGGCCCGAGTTTCCGATCCACAGGCGCAAGCAGGCTGCTGTTCGTGCTGATATTCGCAGCGTTTGCCGTGGCCTGTGCCTGCAGTTTCTCCAGCGCCGCCAGCAGCGTATCCGCCGCAGCAATTGCAGTGGCTGAACCGGACGCAAGACCGGTCAGCAGTGCGGACGTCACCGCCGCCCACGCCGTGTCGTAGTCCGCGTTACTGGCCTTCACCAGCATCTGCCCTGTGGTCCCGCCCGCAGCGATACCCGGACCTGCCGGGCCAGTCGCGCCCGTGGGGCCTTGAATGCCTTGCGGCCCAGTCGCGCCCGTGGGGCCTTGAATGCCTTGCGGCCC